AGGTCAAACACAAGGCTTCAAACAGTTACTGATTGCGAAAAAGAGAGAAAAGTAGAAAGAGAAAGAATTCAGGGGATCCCGAATCCCGGCATAGTAAACTTCACCATGAATTCCATCTGAACATGAACAAGATTGGAAATATCATCTATTGCGTAACGTGGGGTACGAACAGTCTTCCCTTTTGCATCTTGACTTTCGTCATATGCAATAGGAAGGGCGGAGTTTCTAGCGATAAAGAAAGAAGCGTAATTTGTACGAAATTCAACTGGCTTCAAATCAAGTTGAATCCCAGGAGGGAAAGGTAAACCACCAACACCCCAAGTTGCACTCATTTCAGATCCGTGCATCTTCAACGAGTAATTGACCAACCTTGGAATGTTCGAGACGACTGATTGGTTGCTCCCATTTCTAGCGGACGTTCCACGTGGTACGATTCCGATTCTGTAGGAAGGGAGGTAAACAGGGGCTGTGGTTGTTGCGGAGAAACCTCGAGTCTGTTGGACGTCGACGTTAACCTTGGTGACAACTGCGGACAAGAAGAACTTGAGTCCCCATTCGACATTGGGGTGATTGCGGAAGTCGTAGTCTCCGGAGAGTTCATAAAGTGAAAGATAACAAGCTGAAGTAGCACAATGGAGCTCACACTCTGAAACACCAGGAGAAGAAATGGTAGGAGGGATGGAAATTTGAGTAGTACCAGACTCATTTGCACCAACAACGGGAGGAGCAGCCAGAGTTCCACTAGCAGCAAGAGTCGGAGCGAGGCTGGAGGCATTGGAAGAAGCAGGAGAAGCAGACATGGAATAAAGTGAAAGTGTGAAGTGTACAAGTCTTAAAGGCACTATAAACGAATCTTACAATGGTTCTTGGAGAGATAAATGACACGGCTTTGCATTCTGAAAGGGGATGGGAAATCTTCAACAACAACAAACTTGAAACAATGATCTTCGAGCATTCTGACGGCTGAATCAAGATCCAAACAACTGAAACGACGATAATAAGATCTGGACTGATTTGGACGCAATGCTTTGATGCACTCGACGAGACATGCTTTCTTTGGGTCCAGAACGACTGCAACTGGCTTCTTCGGGTAGCTCCGGCGGAAGAAACGGTAGTTACGCAGTTTGACCATGTAGGAAATGATCTGCGCACATTCATCACCAGAAAAGAAGGGATACATGATTTGAGTAGCAGTTCGAAGAAACTCCACCTCGTCAGGATCATAATCAGTGGCTCGACTGATGTAACTCCGATAAAGCTCATCGGTTGAAACATTTTCATCGGGCAACCGAGTAAGGTGCTTCATGAAAGCACGAATCGGATCGACCAAGTATCGTTTGCCATTATGGAAACGGCCAGCGTGGTATGGAACGGCACCCACATCAATTTTCAGAATGACGTTGGCAAAACACGCGCGACCGGCGAAACGGTGGGGCCGCAATGAATCAATCCAACCATGAACATCATCCCCCTTTTCAACGATGTAGGCATTATTTGCATCAGCATACTTGCAGCATACCGAGAGTAATTCCATGACATCGTTTCGGATGAGAGTCCACGGATCACCAGAACCCAAATTGAAACACACTTGACCAGAAACAGCGCCCTCGTCACGAGACTTGATCTTGTAAGAAGAACTCCAGAGCAGATAGAGTTCGCAATCTTCATCAGAAACGCCGGCATCTCTCAAAGTAAGCAGGAATTGCATCAGCATCTCGGCAGTGTGACTAGAATCTTGCTTGCTAACGTCAGCCTGAAGATTCTTTGGGCCAGTAAAACTCTCACACAAACCCAGATCACGGATTCGTTTGGAGAGTTGATCATCTGTCATTCCGTAATCCAGAATAATCCCGGGCCGCAACATTCGAGCAATGTTGAAGTAAGCCTTTTGTTGTGCATTCGCAAATCTTAGGTTGAAAACCTTTTGATTGGCTAGAATACTTTGACCGTAGGGCAGGGTAGCGGCGAAAGAAGCGACAGGTTTTGCTTTGCTCTGAGTTTTGAATTCCGCATCGACACCCAAACTTCTTGCGGTTTCACCAAAAGGTTCAGAGATCTCCAGCTGTTTGACGGCACCAGCAAGCCTTTCAGCGAGCCAATTGTATGTTGCATCAATGTCAGGAACGATGACGTAGGAGCTGTCGTAGTAGCATTCCTTGAATCTTTCGTGGTACTCTGTGGCATGACGCATTTGCCGATGTGTGATTCGAGATAGCTTAGAGGTGCCTAAGTTTCGGTCGAACAGATTCTTGGTCGAATCAAAAGCGCTCTTGTTCTGGTGAATAGCTGCCATGAGGTTGGCGTTTTCAAATTCACTTCTCACAACGTCTGGCTGAAGTGGCGGCGGTGGTCTCGAGAATTTGGCAGGATGCACGGGAGCAAGCATGTCCAAGTCGATAGATGTGGGGTCAGGCAAGGAAAATTGCGTCTTTGTGTTGATGACGCCCTGGATATCGACGGGTTCTTCAATGAGTTTTGCAGCAACAGGATCAAATTCGTCTTCCTCCTGAATGGTAATGGGGCAATCATTGGCTACGGGATCACTGACGATTGTGCGGATCATGTCCAGGGCGCTTTCAACCTTCTGAGCTGGCCTCTTTCCGAAAAGCAAATCAGACGCATTTTGAGCTAGGAAATGTCGTCCAGCGATCGCCTCAGCAACGACAAGTTCAAAGTCAAAAATGGTTTTGTGAGCCGCAATAGGACATTCTACAACCATGAACTCAGTGTGTCTGCTGTAAGCAACACTCTTTCGGTTTCCATATTTGGTCATCCACTCAAGTCCGGTCAAGTTTGAACCTTGATAGAAGCTAGTCGATTTACTGCGCAGACCTTGACTTTGACCTATGGAAACGCTGAACCTTTGAGGGGCTTTGGCATCTTGGTGCATGCAAAGCATCAGATTGGAAGTGGGTGCGGGCCGATTGATGAAGAAAATTGAAATCTCCCTCTCTCCGGTGGTCTCATACCTGTCTGACAAGTTATTGACCTTCTTGAAAACGGCGTGAGCATCACGTGGCATTCCCAAACTCGTATGAAGCTCAAATCGATTTCTGAAAAGCATGTTGTCAATCTCAATTGCACCTCTCTCCCGCTGGTATCGGTCCCCGACGAATATGACCCTGCGTGCTCCAAGTTCGCCGGCGATGGTCATGATCATCCGAAGTTCAGGTAGCGAGAAATTGAACACCTCGTCGATTACAAGGTATTGGGCGGCAAAGTTGGTAATGTGTGCAATCCCATGCCTACTGACGCAGAAGTTCTTGATGCCTAACTTGTTGCATTTGTCTCGCCAATCAAGTTTAAGCATGTTTGAAGGAACGACAACTATTGCGGAATGACCTTCACGAGCCAAGAACTCGCGAACCAAAGAACTCTTTGCTGACATTGCGGGTCCCTCAATCAAGAGCTTAGAAGTCAGTCTGGGTCTGCATTTCATCGCTCGATTTACAAGTGCATTAAACTTTGCTTGTATACGAGGTTCTGGAGAGTAGTGCATGTTCCGGACTTTCTCCATGTTGAACTCTGAACTGAGCGTGTGAGTCACTTGAGCAGGGCAAACCTTGAAATGATTCCTGATGAGATCAACTCCACCGTCAGAAGGCAGTGCGAGTACGCCTGGGCACCCCTTCGGGAGCGCTTTCCCGAATCTTTGGATGTACTCGTGATCAGCGGCATGTTGCGGGACCAAACCGCTAACAGGTGCATCAAAACGCATCCTGCGCCTGCTCCTGCGGCTTATGTCACGTTTTCGCATGCAAAAGGCTTGTTCCTGACCAATTGCGTCTTCAATGAATGCGGCTGTGTTGTCTGCTTGTTCATCACTGATCAGAGGCTCTTTTGAACCAGCAGTATCGATGGGCACTGCTGGAGTCAACGAAGGGAGGAGGTTGAAAGTCGGCCTGTAGGACACATCATCATCATCTATTCGAGCGAAAGATGGTTCACCAGCAGTAGGCTGAGGATCCACCACAACATTCGGAGGTCTGTCGCTGACGAAAGGGACTGAGACAGCAGACAAAACAGGGGACAGAGATTTGGCACTAGGGGCGACAGAGGCATTCAAATCCTTCTCTTTACCACTTCTACGAACAATCCGCTCAATTAGGATTTCTGAGTCCACACTAGGATCAGGGCTAGCTGAAACGGGGATTACACTAGGCTCATCTAGATTGAGCACAGGTGGTTCCCCGAACGGATCGACGTCCACATCACCAACTCTTGGTGAATTTGAGTAGTAAGCGCCTGGGCTGAGAGGCACGGGAGAATGCGACAAGCTTTTATCTGCTAAGCTGACCGAATGAGTGGAAGCTGGAAGCAGAATGGAGTGAGGAGATTCTTTCGGTAAAGGTGGAGCAAGAGGAGCGTTTGCTATAGCGTTCGGTGACATCTCACTGGGCATCCTAACTGTTCGCATGATCATCGAATCAGTGAGGTTCTTCCCTCTTTTGCGTTGAGGGGGCGGAGAAAGTGGTGCAGGGTCATTGTTGTCCTGCAAGCTCGGCAATGTGGTCTTCCAGGTTTTCGTTTGTGGAAGCACCGCACGACTTAAGCGAGTGGCGGGGGGCGTTTCGGGAGGTTCGACAGCAGGTCTTGGGATTATCTTTCTAGGTGCGAAGCGGGGTTTTGCATGCAAAGCATTCCTCGCAACCATGGCTGCGCTGTGCAAACCCTTGCCAGTCCATTTGGCGGCGGACCAGGCAGCTCTGCCAAGCAAAGCGTAGTTCCGTTGATCAGAACATTTGTCAGTCGGAACAAGACGATACTCGCCGGCAAGATGGTACGGATTGTATGTCCTCGTGTTGTCTAACTTGTTCCGGAAGAATCTCTCGAACCAAGTGTCAGGGGACAAGGGGTCTTCCTCGCCATTAAGTCGGAAGGTGACGGCATCAATATAGCCCTGAAGTTTCCTTTGAGCAATGTTTCCGTTGCGCCATTTCTGGCGTCCCCAGTAACTGAGCATTACCTTCGCTTTTTCAGCGGCGCTTGGTTCAAGCAGGTGATTGGCCATCAAAGCGTGGTGCGCCAGGCTGTACAATTCGGCGACGCCGACTTCCCAGCGCGGTTCCACCCGCATTTTGCCCACACGAATTTCGGCCATCAGACCGCGGATCTTGGATATGACTTGCCTAAACGTTCTGTCAACAGGATCCAAGCATGATACATAGGCCACAAGTTGTTCGAAACGTTGTCTGGGCACAACAATGTGGTTGGTCTCATCATGACGCGTCATCGTTGAGCTGAATACGGGTA